AAGATTTCCACCTGCATCAATAGTTGCTTGACGTATTGAGTCTTTACCTGTGAGCCCATCAACTATCCCTTGAATGGCTGGCACAACTTCTTTTGTGATAAAACCAGCAATTTTTTCTAAAATAGGCAATAGTGCTGCACCTAATGATTCTCTGGCTTCACTAACTGCAATTTTAATTCTGTCTAATTTACCAGCAAAAGTTTCAGCCTGAACTGTTGCCTGGTCTTTGAATGTTGCTGAAAGGATTTCAGTTACTTTATTAAAATCTTTTGATTTGATAATTGATTCGTCAAGTGGTACACCAAGTTTTTTAAGGGCTGTAAAGTTTCCATCATAGGCTTTACCTAATGCATCTGATACTGCTTGTAGGTCTTTACCTGTTCCTGCTGAAATGTCTAACGCTAATCCTTGAAGTTTTTGTGCTTTAGTAACATCTTGAGTTGATCTGACTAATCTGTCTAATGATGGTCTAAGTTTCTCATCAGTAACACCTAATGCCAATGAAGTCTTTGTGATGTAATCTTCTACACCTTTAACTTGATCTTTGCTGGCTTTAGTCACATTCTTCAAAGTTGTTTCAAGGGACTTTTGTGCTTTTTCATCTTCAATAGCAGCCTTAACTGCACTTACACCTATTGCAAATGCTGCTGTACCAACTGCTGCGCCAAGTGCCAAAAATGCTTTCGCTGCACCTGCAACAAAATTGCCAACCTTATTTGAGAATCCCTCAGTTTCAGTTTGTGCTGTATTCAGCCCTTTAGTGAACTGCGCTGTATCAGCAAGCAGTTCTAACTTCAATGATCTAATGTCAGCCATTATGCAATCCTACTTTTCCACTCTTGTCTTATTCTATCAACTTGTTTTACCCATTCTTGAGTTATGTAAGGCTGTAATGCTTTGAGTGTTGGAAATATGAAATAACCAGCATTGCCTCTGCCCTCGCGTGGTGATCTTTTGTCAAATTGTCTAAGTCCAATATATGTTCCAGATTTGCGTTCACGTTTAATGTTGTTGTATGCGCCAAATTCTGTTCCAATTAGGATTTCACCAACTGGTGTTCCTGATTTAAGTTTTGCAGTACCTCCACCAATTGTTATCACCGGTGATTTACTTGTTTTAGAAACTTTGATTGTCCTGGCAATTGCTTGGCCTTGTGGTGTTGCTTGTAATGCTGATCCAACGGCTGATGCTGCAACTGTTGCAATATCGTTTGCTGCTTGTTTCATATCAGTTTTTGCAATGTCATCCATTTTGCTAAATGTTTTAAGAATAGCCAATATGTCTTTGTCAGCAATTTTAATTTGAAATGGTTTAGTTGCCATGATATTTACTCACCACATCTGCAATTGTTGATACCTGCTCTGCCGAAAGCGTTTTGAACTCTGACAATGGGTGGCGCGAAACAATTGCCAGTTCTATCAAAGTCCGTTCTATGCTTCCGGTTGTGTAAAATTTGTTGTTGCAAAATCCTTTGAATTGATGTGAAGTACTTGTGATCGCCAATCTTCAAACTTACCAACTGGTTTATCACTAAGTCGCTTTTGCATTTGGTACGCAAGCCAGAATTGTTGTTCAAGGCTTGGTGGTAATTCTCGTTTGAATAGTTCCAAGAAAGTTGTGTTAGTTTCTTTTTCAGCTTGTGCAATTTCCCATGGAATAGTCCATTCTTCAAAAGACTTTCCATCTGCTAGCTTCCATTCTATTTGTATTTTAAACATGTTAGGTGACCCCTGTTCGTTAGGTTAAGCTACGGATACTGAGCGAATTGGCATTGACACAGATACTGTTAATGCATCTGGTGCAGCGCCACCAAAATCTGGGCGCTTTGGAATAACACTTAAAGTCATAACTTTGGTGTTAATTGTCAAGGTCATTGCAACAGCTGTTGTAGGTGCAGTGTCTGCATCTGTCCAAAGTGTGTCACAGAATCCACTTGCAACTCCCCAGTCTTGGAGAATTTCAAGAGTTACTGTTCCGACTTCTTTGTCAATTACATAATCAACTAATCCATTCAAGGTTTGTACTGTCCCGTTTGGATCGTCTAATGTAACAGTGGCACTAGTGATTTGATCATCATAGTTAACTGTCTTGTAGGTGCAGGCAACTTGTCTACCTGTTAATACTGATGTGGCCATTTTGTTTCCTTTCTTATGGATTGTAAATTGTAGTAATTGACACTTCAACCGAATAAACTTCGTTACTATTCGCTTGTCGTATCCTTGGGCTCGAAACGGATTGTATCTGCCAAGACTGTGGTATCAATGGTAAGACTGTTCCAACCATTGTTTCTAGTTGTACTAATGCACCTGGGTTTGTGTTAGGTGCTGCAACTAATTCAAGTATGTATCTCACTTGCCATGCTTTATTGTTTCCAAGTGTAATTGGTTCAAGCCATGGATCAGCTGACAAAATCAATATGCTTGGAGTTGTAATAAATTCTGCACCAAAGTCAACAACTGAATAAACGCTGTTTGATGTAATCGCTGTTTTGAGGTCTGCCCGTAGTGTTGCTAATGTCATCCTATTAATGCCTCAACGTCAATGTAAGCACCTAACATTCCAAGTATTCTGTTTTGAATGCTTCGTCCTAAAATATAAGGTTGTGGAACAAAATCTAATCCTTGCTGAACTGAACCAGCGCTTGTGCGTGCTTTAAATACATCAAGTGAAACTGTTAGCACAGCTGATTCAACTGGGGCAACATCATCATATTGTGATAGGTCATTTGCTGCTGCAAGTCCGTTTGGTATTATGTTGTACCAATCATGAACTGTTACTGGTGAAGTTGTAATTGTAAAAGTAAAGTCATCAACAACTTCTAATACTGTTTTGCTGCCATTGATGTGAGCTTGAATGCCAGTAATGACAACTGTTTGGCCTTTGTAAAATTTGTGTGGTTTAGTTGTATGCAAAGTTGTGATAGTTGATGTTGCGTGTTTGTGTTTGTCAACTGGTGCGTTCCATTTGACTAAAAGATTGCCGACTACTGATTCGGCTGTGTCAATAATTTCTGTTAATACAGCATCAGAATAAAGGGTTGATGAAACACCATTGAGTGCAGATCTTAATTCTGCTGGTGTGATGATTGATGCCATGTCTTACCTTTCGTGTGGTGTTACCTAGCAAGCCAGGGGTCTAACCTGCTAGGCAACTCTTGTGGTCGCTAATTAAGCAACAGTCAAATTACGGAAGGCAGTAGGATACTTGCTGCATGCAGCCACGTAGCCATATATGCCAATCTCAACTTCACCTGTTGAAACAACATTGGTGCGAAGTTGAAATGCACTTGACTTGTACATAGTTGCAGCGTCACTTGAATAAACTACGCCTTTAACTCCTGTACCTGTGTCAATGTTTGGATCAACAACTAATCCCAATCCTGCGATTGTTCCTGCTGTTGAGCCTTGGGTCATAAGACCTGCTGCGTTTTGTGGTGCTGCTGCTGCAAATATTGGTCTTTGTGAACCATCTACTGCTGCAAGTAACTCTGCAAAGTTTCCTGTGTCTGCAAGATATCTGTTAGGAGTTTTGCGAAGTACTGCATATGAATCTGCAATACCATCAGCAATTGCTGCGTACAAAGTTGCACCAGTTGAAATTGCTGCACCTGCTGCTGCGATTGAAAATGCGTAAGCATCTGCTTTTTGCGCCCATGATGCAGCCAACTCTCGAAGGAGCACATCAAGGTAGGCCGGGTCAGATCTGTCTAGTAACTCAACAGATACTTTGTTTGCGCCAGCAATTTTAACAACATCAATTTCTTTTGAAGTAATTGTTGTGTCTGTTGAATCAAATTCAACTGCTTCTGCTGTGATTGCTGCTGTAGCCTGTACTCCAATAACTGGCCGATAAAATTTCATTCCACTTTGTGGGAGTACACCTTGTTCGATTGAATCTGCAAATGGCATTGAATCATCAATGATTCCGATTAAATCTCTTAAGTAACTTGGTGGTACAACACCGATGTTTTCGGTTGTTGTTGCTGCATCAAGTGCTGCAACTAGATCACGTGCATCTGAGTTTCCTCTTGATGCATTGAATTGTGCTTTTGCGTATTCGCCAGCTGTAACATTTAAGTTAACGCGTGGTTTTGCATAAGCAACTGGTGCTGATACTGCTCTTGAGGCTTCAACTGCAACTTCTGGCGCAGCTTCGACCACTGGAGTTACTTCTTTTGGATTATCCATTGAAGTGACCTCACTTTCGGTTGGGTTTGTTTGTTCATCACTTGCGCTGTTTGCAGTGACTTCTGTTTCGTCTGCCTTTTGAGCAGCGACATCTGTTATTTGTGCGTCAGCAAATGCAGGAGTATCAACAACTGATACTTCTAAAATTTTTGCTGCTGTTACATAAACTTCATCTTCTTTGTTCTCGTATTGGTCAATTGATGCTCCGATTGACAAACCAGATTTTAAGCCGTCTTGTGCAAGTGTTAAAATGTCATCGCCTGCAGTTGTGCGTGCAATTTTAAATTTGCCAATAATTCCTACTGGAGTAACTTCGTGACTAATCATTCTGCCACGCACTTTGTTCATGTCGTGATCTTCAAACAATTTAATGTCATTACTCAATTGCAATGATCCTTGTTCAAATACAACAGTGCCCATGTTTGTAAAACCGGGTCTGCCAAAAGGGACTATGATTCCCGTAATTTCTCTTTTGGATGTGTTTGCCGTTAATATATCGCTGCTAAATTTAATTTCCATTGTTACCTCACTAGATCTTCTTCTTGACGTGCTTCTTCGATTGTTAATACACCTAACGGAATCAATTTTTGATACACGTCAGCCCTTTCAAGAGGATTGCCTCTTAAAAAGTCGTCAAGTGCGTATTCAACATATTGTGTTGAAACTGTTATGTCGTCCATAGAAAGTCTTTGTTCAATTGCTGTTAACAATGGGCGTAATGAAAAGTCAAGAAGTGCTCTGCGTTCTGCTGTTACGTTTGAGTAAGTCATGGTGTTTGATGAAGCATCAAGATAGTATGCAGGAATATTCATCAAACGGGCTATTTCTTTTGCTAGGTACTCTCTGCCCTCAGTAAGTTGTAGATCAGCAGCATTAAAGCCAACTGATTGCATGTCAACATTGTCTGATAAGAATGCTGTGCCTTTCGTTTGTCTTGCCTGTTTCCAAGCATTTAAAATTGCTGTTGCTTTATTTGAATCCATTGGCACATTTGCTTTTAATACAACGCTTGGTGTTGGTGAATCTGCGTAATTAAACACTGCTCTTTCAAGAGCTGCTGCTGTGCGTAGTGTTCTGCCACCACGATTTAAAACACCATCTGGGTCAATACCAGTAAATTGAATTAATGAACCAATGCCATTGTCTGGAAGTCTTTGTGCTTCAAGTTGATAACCAATAACTATTTCACCAGTTGAATCAAGTACTTGTGAAACTCTTGGTGCATCAATCCATCTGATTTGTGATGGTCTTCCAGTTGCA